GGAAAGTATTGTAACTCGGGCACCCACACATGAACCTTATCCTTATCACAACAAAGGTGTTACTCCTGACGGTGCTGACGCAGGGACTGGCGATGCCACTCTTAGTGATGAAGAAATTGCAGATAACAACGCAGCCTTGGGCGACTTTCCAGGATAACACATAGTATGGCAACCGCAAAATTATCAAACACCGCAGTTTTATTAGCCAACGTACCAGTGGTCAACGGCATCACAGCCGCAGATTTTGTCATACAGCCAGCAGTTAGCAAGACGTTTGGCAAATTTAAATCCACAGAAATACAAGGTCTAATAGCCCAGGCCGCTAAAAGTGCTGGCCAAAGTGCAGACACAGTTAGCAACACAACTGGTGTTGGACAGTTTGGTTTTACACCAACACAACTTGAAAGTGTGGGATATCTAAAGCCAGACACAGTATCTAGATTTTTGGCTGACAGCACAGACATTGTCACTGTGCTGAGCAGTCCCAGTGTGTGGTCAGGAAAAAATGGGGTGGCATCATTGGAAGTATTGTTGGCTGACAGCAGAATACAAAGCACCATACAGTATGAACTGTTGCAACTGGGGCTGGTACAATTAACCAGTACCGGTACCAGCATTGGTAATGTTGCAATTAACAATTTAAATTCGCAAGAATTGGGAGGTATTGTGCAGGCCAGTGCAAAGTATGGTGCCGCAGTGACAAGCCAGTGGATCAAAGGGCAAGCACCATCAAGTATTGTTACCAATATTAAAATAATTGCTAGATCGGGGGAATACGCAGTCTATGTGGTTGACTCTAAATTTCCAGAAAATATCAAAGGTCAAGAAACTCCGACTTCGGTATCAGGCACAGTTACGTTGACTACGTTAAGTGACAACGTGACAAAAATCATCGGCAACGATAAAATATAACCGATAAATATCAATTATGACAACATTTATTGGGTTCAACACACAAAATCAATACAAGAAGTTTACGTTAACTGACTTTGAGTTAATTAAACGAGATCTTCTCAATGCCCTCAACATACGCCAGGGTCAGTTGGTTGGTAGACCAGCCTATGGAACACGAATCTGGGATTATGTATTTGAAAGCCAGGCACAAGAAACTCAAGCAGGGATGGAGCGTGAAATACAACGTGTTTGTGGTGGCGATCCTAGATTGTTTGTGCAAAGTATCAATGCATATCCCCAGCAAAATGGCATGTTACTTCAGCTGTTAATTAGTGTAGTTCCCAGCACAAACGCTGAGCGATTGGCTATATTCTTTGATCAAGAACAACGCACCGCCAGTTACGTATAAACTATACGGTTTATCATGTCCATAAATAATAAAAACAACGGACAACCATGGCACGTACTACTAGACAAACTGCAATTTTTGGGGTCGAGGACTGGAAAAGAATTTACCAGACCTACCGCGAAGCCGACTTTCAAAGTTATGACTTTGAAACTTTACGTAAGAGCTTTGTAGATTATCTACGATTATATTATCCAGAAACATTTAATGACTATATTGAAAGCAGTGAATTTATTGCATTGCTGGATGTTATGGCATTTATGGGTCAAGCACTTGCGTTCCGCACAGACTTAAACACTCGTGAAAACTACATTGACACAGCTGAACGCCGTGACAGCGTGGTTCGTCTAAGTAATTTAGTTAGCTACACAGCAAAACGCAATACTGCGGCTCAGGGATTATTAAAAGTTTTTTCAGTTACCACCAGTGAATCAGTGTATGATTTCAATGGGGTTAACCTCAGCAATATCACAGTTGATTGGAACGATCCCACCAACACTGATTGGCAAGAACAGTTCACTACAATTTTAAATGCATCATTGGTTAGCAACCAGCGTGTTGGTCGTCCAGGCAATCGTCAGAATATATTAGGTATAGACACTAGTGACTATGCCATAAATCTTGTGCCAGGTTACCTACCAGTGGTACCGTATAATGCCACAGTGGATGGAGTTAACATGCCATTTGAAGCAGTAAACAGCACCACCATTGGCAAAGATTACATATACGAACCCAGTCCCAAACCCAGTGGCAACTTTAATGTATTGTTCCGCAATGATCAGCTAGGCTTTGGCAGCCCAAATACCGGCTACTTCTTCTTATTCAAGCAAGGCGTTTTGCAAAATCAAGATTTTAATCTGGCAGAAAGAATATCTAACCGCCAAGTAAACATCAACATTGAAGGCATTAACAACGAAGACCGTTGGCTGTACCAATTAGATAATGTGGGTACAATTCAAGGTGAGTGGCAGTATGTTGACAACGTTTATGCTGGCGCAGTAGAACAATTAGCACCAGACTTAAGACAGTTGTTTGCTGTAACCAGCCGTGCCAATGATCAAATCACACTCAACTTTGGCGATGGTGTGTTCAGTGAAATTCCAGTGGGCTTGTTCAGAGCGTATGTCCGTGCATCAAACGGATTAACATACATCATTAATCCTGAAGAAATGCAAAGCGTGATTATTCCCATCAGTTATGTTAGCCGCACTGGGAGACTTGAAACTATTACTTTCACATGCGGAATCACCACTCCGGTCAGCAATGCACAGGCCCGCGAAAGCATTGATGAAATTAAACAACGTGCTCCTGCTCGTTACTACACACAGAACCGTATGGTCAACGGCGAAGACTACAATAACTTTCCGTTCACAGCCTACAACAGTATCTTAAAGAGCAAAGCTCTTGCTCGAAGCAGTGTTGGTACTAGTCGTTTCCTTGACCTAGTTGACAACACCGGCAAGTACTCTAGTACCAATACGTTCAGCAGTGACGGTGCGTTATATGAAGAATCTGACGCAGCCCCCACTTTCCAATTTACTTGGTTTAGCCGCAACGACATTGCTAGCACTATTGCTAATTCACTACAGCCGTTGTTGGCAGCGCCATCAACTTTGCAGTTTTATTATGCAGACTTTCCTAGACCACAACTAGATGGACTTAGCTTGATCTGGCAACAAAGCACAGTTGCAGTCAATGAGTCGTCGGGATATTTTAAAAATAGTGCCGGCGCTCCGCAACCAATTGGATCGTTTGTCACCACCAATGCACAATATATTGCCAAAGGTGCACTGATTAAGTTTGTACCCCCAACAGGATATTTCTTTGACTCAGACAAGCGTCTAAAGTATGGTGTGCCAATTAAAGCTGATGAGACTACTGTTTTGTGGGCCAGCCCAACATTGGTAGTTGGTTCAGGAGACAATCAAGGAACAGGTAACCTTGCTGATGGATCTGGTCCAGTGATATTAAACAACTTTGTACCAACCGGCGCAATCGCAACAGTGGTAATACCGGTATTTGTCACAGACCTTCCATCATCGCTTGAAGATCAGATGATTGAACAAATTGTTCTATACCGAGACTTTGGACTTGGATTTAATAATCAAACCGGAACCTGGTACTTGATTACATCAACCAACCTGGCAGTCAATCAACCCTTTAGTTTGGCCAACGCTGGAAATACAACCGGTACCAATGTAGATGCAAGTTGGATGGTACAATTTACCACCGACGGCTCAACCTATACAGTGATCTTACGAGGTTTAAATTATTATTTTGGCAGTGTATTACAGACTAGATTTTTCTTCTACACCGGAGAACCAATTTACGACAGTCGGACTGGTACCGTGATTAAAGATTTTGTACGAGTGTTAAAAACCAATAGCAAGCCCGACAGTAATTTGCCATTAGAAGGCGACACTGACCTGACAATTATTGGACAACAAATTGAAAGCGACGGCTATGTCAACGACTATCAAGTCATTGTCAGCTATCGAGACAGTGATGCTGATGGTGTTGCAGATAACCCAGACTTTTTTAACGATATTGTTGCACCTAGAATCAATAGCAATACCAAGTATGTGTTCTTTCAACAGACTGTAGACTTTGATAACCTAGAAAGATACTTGTTAGTCGAGTACGGTGTGGTCAACTCAACGTATGCTACTAAAAATGCCATAGAACTAGTCAAGGGTGAATACATTATCACACAAATTTTCTATGCATATAGCCAGCAAACTTTCTGGGAACTGACATTAACTGCAACAGGTAGTCGTGAATTAATTCAACGCAATGATTATATTGCAAAAGTTGGCCGCCAACGCTTGTATTTTCAATACCGTCACAATGCTCCGTTGAGTGCTAGAATAGATCCTGGCACAACAAACATCATTGACGTGTATATTGCAACACAGGAATATTATACCGCATATCAAAATTATGTAAGAGACGTCACAGGCAAAGTGCCAGAACCAGCACAGCCCACAATTGATGAGTTAAGTGTGGCCTATAGTGGGTTGCAAGATTATAAGATGATCAGCGACAACATGGTTTTAAACAGTGTTACGTTTAAACCTCTGTTTGGTGCCAAAGCCTCTGAGTTTCTGCGGGCAACCATTAAAGTTATCAAAGCGCAAAATAGCACAGCAAGCACTACTGAAATCAAGAGTGCAGTGATTGCCAACATTAACAATTATTTTACAATTGACAAATGGGACTTCGGCGATACATTCTACTTTAGTGAACTTGCTGCCTATTTGCATGATAAAATGGGAGGCATAATTAGTTCAGTGGTGTTGGTTCCTTTGAATTCAGAAAAGAGCTTTGGCGATTTATATGAAATAAGAAGTGAACCAAACGAAATTTTTGTTAATGCCGCAACTGTGGCAAACGTAGAAGTGATTGATGCACTTACTAGTACAAATATTAAAACAGCACCTGGCAGTGGAGTAATTTAATGGCTCGAGTTAGAACGGTAGACTTTTTACCAGAAATTTTTCAAACAACAACAAATCGACAATTTTTGTCAGCCACGCTTGACCAGCTGGTACAAGAACCTAAGTTTAAAAAAACACAGGGATTTATTGGTAGAAAAATTGGCCCAGGCGTAAACCCTCAGGACAAATATGTTATTGAGCCAACAGTTGAGAGAGCTGATTATCAACTTGAGCCTGGGGTGATCATCAATGATATTAATACAAATAAACCCAACGATGCAATCACATATCCAGGAATACTAGATGCGCTACAATTGCAAGGCGCAGACATCAGCAAGCCATCACGGTTATTCACCAGTGACTACTATACCTGGGATCCGTTTGTTGACTTTGATAAGTTTGTAAACTTCAGTCAGTACTACTGGTTACCATTGGGTCCAGACTCTGTTGATGTTGGTAATGCTGCCTTGCCAATCACTGCAGATTACACAGTGTCAAGATCGCCATTGTCATACACGTTCAGTGATCTGCCAGGCACAGATCCAATCATTACGTTGGTACGTGGCGGCAATTATAAGTTTGAATTGAACCAACCCGGACATCAATTCTGGATTCAAAGTAGCCCTGGAGTCAACGGCCGCGATCCAGTGACTCCCAATATTTCAAGTCGAAATGTTTACGGAGTAATAAACAATGGTGCTGAATTTGGCACCGTTACATTCAATGTTCCCAAGAAAACTGCACAGGATTTTTATTATAACTTGACTCAAGTTGCATCAGTTGACTTAGTTGGACAAAACTTAAAGCCAGCAGACATTGATGGTGTACCATTGAATGAGTTTTTAACAACCTATCCCACAGGTATTGACGGTATAACTGATCTTCAGGGAAGAAGCATTATTTTCCCTAGCCGCACAGAAGGTGGCTGGAATATTACAACATTGTTTGATCCGGTGATTGCAAACAGTGACAACAACGGACAACCAGGATCATTTGATACTTACTCGTTCTCTCAGGACACTGAGATCACAAACATCAATGAGCGATATGGAGTTTGGCAAATTAATTATGTGCCAGACACCGACGGCAGTTTTATTTTACAATTAGTCAATATTCGCAGTGTCAACGATAAAGAAAAATTTCAAATTTTGTTTGGAACACAATGGGCTAGTACATTTTGGTACAAGTACGATGGATTCCTTTTTGAAATGCCGGCGTTGACCGCAGTATCTGATATATTATACTACCAGGACAGCACTAACCCAGAAATATTTGGCCAGATTAGATTGCAAGAGCCCTCTAGTGCCGAAAACAGTTATTTGTTTATTGAAGATATAATTGGTAAAAAGAATTACACTAGTCCCAACGGGGTTGTGTTTACCAACGGATTAAAAGTTCAATTCCAAGGACGCACGTTGCCTGCGGAATTTGAAAATGCCATGTATTATGTTGAGGGAGTAGGAACTGCAATTCAGTTGCTGCCTACGGAAAACTTTGTTACGCCAGAAGCATACACAACAAGCCAAACAATCCCATACGACAGCACTTTATATGATTCAGACAACTTTGACTCAAACTTAAATGCGCCTAGTAAACAAGATTACATTACAATTAACCGAGCCAGCGAAGATTTAAATGCGTGGACACGTAGTAATCGTTGGTTCCACATTGATGTAATTCGAGCAACATCTGAATATAATAATCAGCCAATTGACATTGACAACACCAGTCGTGGCAAACGACCCATTTTGGAATTTCGAGCTGGTATAAAAATTGAACGATTTGGAACCAAGGGCAAACAACCAGTCAACGTTATTGATTTTAACGAAACTGATGCGTTGAGTAATATCAATGGCCTAACTGGTTATGGTATCAACGGTTATCAATTAATCACTGGCACCCGCATTATTTTTGCCGCAGACATCGACGATCAAGTTCGTAATAAAGTTTATCGTGTGGAATTTATCAAGCCAGATTCTGTGCAGCCATTGATACAGCAACCTGTTATTAATTTAGTGGCCACCGAAGATGCAACCCCGTTGATCAACGAAACTGTGGTTTGTTTAAATGGTGTTACATTACAAGGCAAAAGTTTTTACTTTGATGGTATTACCTGGGC